TGCATCGTCTTCTTTCTTAGAGACAGCGCGTTCCATTTCTGCGACACGTGGTTCTACCCATCCAATCACCGCGTTTTTAATCTTAGGTCCTGTTAGACCATAAGCTGCAGCACGTTTAAAGATATCATAGGTATTAGTATTGACTCGTTGGATCCAATCATCTTCAAATGAATCTAAGTCAGTAATAATAGTATCTGATATCTTCGCATCAAGACGTTGTTGTGGAGTAATAGCGGCGACTACAATAGCATAAGGATCTGCTTCTTTAGCATCTTCAATGGATCGCGACTTACGACTAAATTCAATAGCATAGTTAATACCAGCTTTGATTTTACCCATCTCAGATTTATTAAGCTTCCAACCACGTTTTGATATACGTATCAATGTAGTATAGCTATTAAAGAATACCATATTAGATGCAGACTTCAGTAAAGAAATATCGTCTTTACTATAATCATTATCCATTGCCCATTTGACAACTACTAAAGAGTTATCTTTTGACTTGAACTTATAGTTGTAGTATCCCAAGGCATCGTATAAAGCTAGACTCCGGTCTTTGCCTTCAAAATCCTCTTCGACATTGAACGTTCGTTCTTTGCCGAGATAGATCATATCGATACTTTTTCCGCGAGCAGCTTTATTCATTTCCATGGTACTATTCCTTATTGGCTAACAAAGTTAGTTACGTTCTCCACACGGAATGAACGCCAGCCATCTGCTTCAACATCATAAGCCGCGATCACTTCAGGATTAGGAACCTTAGTAGGTGCATCATCCTTAGGACGCATATCTTCAGGCATAATAGAGTTATCTAATGTGCATGTCATTATACGTAGGTCACCATTCACTTTAGTAAAAGTAACTTCACTCAAACCGCTCTTAAGCGCTTGAACCATCTTATTTCTTTCTTTCATAATTTATTCACCTTTATTAATTTATAGATCTATTATAACACACTTTGCAGACAAAGTACATCATTAATCCCAATCATTATCATCTTTTTTAGTTTCAGTAGAAACTTTGCCGTAGTGCTTATCGACATAGGAAGAAGAATCTGTCCAGTGGTTATGGTTGTCATCCATCTTCTCGAGAATACGATCAGAGTAATCAGACTCACCATCCGCTTTGGTCATACGCTTCTCATCAGTATAAGTTCCTGCCTTACGAAGACGAGTAGAGATACTCAACTTTCGCTTAGGACGGAACTGATCTCGGAAAGCAATTTTCTCTGCAGCAGCTTTAATCATTTCATAACGTTCATCAGACATATTATACAACCTCTGCATTCAAATGCAATTCTTTAATTTTCCATTCTGTTTCTTCGGCATCAGCCGCGGTGTATGGACACCAATCTTTGCCACGCACAAGCTCATCAAAGGTCTTCATTACGAAGGTAAAATGATCTTCAACAGTACCAAACGTATGGGTTAACTGATCATCATAGTCGCGTATTGCATCATAGAACTCATCTAAACCAAGACCATGCTCACGTAGGAATTCGTTCCTACTCATTTTGATAGCATCAGTTTCCATCCGTCTAATTTCAGTTGGTATTTTATTCATGCGATACTCCTAGTAGTTCATTTCTTGGTATTCTGCCCATTCACGAGCATCATCCATACCTTCAGTTTCCATATCGCGCTCGTTAGACCATTCATCTAACTGCTCGAATGAAACCTTGCCAGTACGTTGAATGAACCGATACTCTTTAGCATCAGTGAACAACGACATAACTGCACATTCGATGGCATCACGTTCTTTGCTATGACGCTCCATCTCTGAAGCAGCAAACCCGCGAGCCATAATAAGTTGAACCTGCGATTGTACGTCTAATTTATTCATGATATAATTCTCTTCCGTTTCTTTATTTCTTATAGCTATTATAACACAGATCGTATGAGTTGTACATCACTTTCTTAGATCGTTTTGTTATAAGCTTATAATATCGTAGATACCTTTCCAGTTTGCTACACGTGACGCAGTTCCTGTATAGCCGGCATTATGAGGATGTGCAATTAAGATACTACGCAATCCCATCTCTATACCAGCATCTGCATTCTCAGGTTTGTCTTCTATCCAAAAACAATCTGAATCACGATAAGGTTCTAGTGCATCATCTTTATCTGCACCACAGTCTAAGCATTCTAGCTGTGTGAAAATACCTTTACCGAAGACGTTCTCAAGGTTCATCATACGAAGTTCCTTTGCCTTTGGATCTGTACTCATTGAAGTGATACAGTGAAACACATAACCATGTTCACGATATAACCTTTGTACATATTCTATAGCACCGCCGAATGGAGTAAGACTTGCCATCCATGCCGATGCGTTAAATTCTCTGACAAGAAGAGATCCTCCAGACTTAGTGATACCATAGGCTTCACTGATGTCATAAGAATTTTCTTTATCCTCTACAGTCTTATAACCTCTACTATCCATCCAAGATCTGAAGCTTACTAGCCAGTCTAATAGGACACCATCACAATCAGTCAATATAACTTTTTCACTACTTACATACATAATATAATTCTCTCTTTTATAATTCTAATTCAAACTCAGTAAATGCTCTTGTATGGAATGGATTATCTGGTGTAGCATATACGCCGTCCATTGTAACAGTAATACCATCTTCGGTGATAGATAATTCAGCACCATGCTCGAGCAATAGATTACCTAATGCTAGCTTGAATGCTGCTGTGCGATCGGCTGAGTCTTGATAATCTTCATCAAACATGTTATTCACCTACCTTAGCATCTCGTAAAGTTTTATACGTACTAACGTCACCAGTTTCAAAATTGGTTGCACGCCATGGTTCAGCACATGTATAACACATATCTGAGTTGGTCATTCTAGTGATAGAAATATCTTCACCTTTGGTATTTTTACCGAGGTAGTATGCCGATACTTTCTTAAAAACTGTCATGATATAATTCTCTTCCGTTTCTTTATTTCTTATAGGTATTATAACACAGATCACACCGCTTGTACATCACTTTCTTAGATCATTTCGTTATAAGCATATAATAAAAAAGAGGAATCCTGTTTGGAAATCCTCTTTCTGTTATACTTAGTTTTGTCTCTATGGACTGATGCTTTATTTATTTTTCTGGCAAACTTTGCTACCGGGTTTCTTCTATGCTTCATGTTTATGCCTCGCTGATTTTATCGATGTACTCTTCGAATGCGTCTACCTTCTCTAACCGATCTGGCCAGTAGATATAATCTTTCTCAGGGTTTGCTCTTAGGTTATTAAGTAACGGTTGAATTGCCTTACGCAATTTTATTAGATCAGATGCAAACTTCTCTGCATTATGCGATGCAGTTTTAGTCTGGTCCTTACTTGCTTGTACGACCTCTAGCTCGTCTGCATCACAAGTAACAAAACCAAAGTCAAATTCAAACTCGTCCATCTTTATACCTCTTAATCGTTTCTATTAATTGTGGTGCCCAATCATCACGATGCTCAATAAACACTTGAGGTGTCGGTGAATCATCACAAGCGATAATCGTTACCAGTTGTGTAATAGGCATACCTGTACGTTCTTCCCACATGATCGCATAGGATGATTCTTGGATAAAGTAACCGGTTATCCAATCACGAGTCTTCTCTCGTTTAGATGTCTTCCAATCAATGACAGAAAGAACACCATCCCATTCTGCAATCATATCGACTCGACCGGCAAGGCCTAGATGATGAGAATACAAAGCAGTCTCTTGTCCATATACGATACCAAGCCTTTCAGCAAGGACAGGTTTAATCTTATTGACAGCAGATAATATATGCGGCATATAACCACGACCATATTGTGGATCGTTCGCTACATACTTCTCAAGGCAATCATGTACATCAGTACCACGTCGTGATGCTTGGAACCCTACCTTCGCGGCTTCTTCTGCACCAACACGAAGCTTCCATGCTTCTATACCTTCCTTAGATAATACTGATAATACTGTCGTGACAGAAGGATACTTCTCACCGGTCGGAGTTTTATATGTCCGACCGGTGGAAAGTGTTTCTGTGATTAGATCATCATACCCTAGATTGGTAGTATTGTGTTGAAAATTCTGACTCATCGTCTACACTCTTCATCTTATGTTTAGTATTAACTTTCGATACTTTACGAAAGGTTTCGTCACGTTGTGTTGATTTGAATTTGTCCTTCTTTCTGTTGGACGCTTCAAACCGTTTAAACTTTGCCATTTTTAATTCTCATCTCTTTAGTCATAATGTAATCTCGTACTAGACCTGAACGAACGATGTCCGGCCAAGTAAACTCAATCACACTAAATTTCTTTAACTCTCGTAGAATATCTAGAAAGTTAACAATACCATACTTCTCATCAGACTTCTTAAGATCTGATTGATAGTAATCACCACACATAATAAACTTACAATCACGACCGACTCGAGTAATAATCGAATCTAATTCATGCTCAGTCATATTCTGCATCTCATCAACAACTATAATAGCATTGTTAATAGTGATACCACGAATAAATGATGTAGACATGAATTCAACCGCGTCTTGTTCAACTAATCTTTCCCACGAATCTCCATGACCAGGTAGAAGCTCTTTACATATTGCACGATACGGTGCAGCATATACATCTTTCTTCTCTTCCTCGTCACCAGGTAGAAAACCGATATCACGTGTAGGTACTATAGACCGTACGATGATAACCTTTTCATATGGAGTTTCTCTATCTAATGCCTCTTCTAATGCAAGAGCCATCGCAATGAATGTCTTACCTGTTCCCGCCGAGCCGTTTAATACTAGGTTGTACCCGTCATTATATTGTTGGAATACATCTCGTTGTGTATCTGTAGCTGGTTCAACTTTTGCGAGATGTTCTAATTTAAGTTTAATTGCTTTTTTGATTGTCATTATGAGTTAATGTTACCTAAAGGATTGTTCTTTTGGATTGTCTTTAATCTATCCTTCCAGCCATCAGACGTTGTTCCATAGACGGAACCTACACCTGAATATAATACAGCTGGTGTTCCCATTTGGATAGACACCTCGGTACCTCCACATGATTTACATGTAGAGGCATCGTTCCTTGCTGCGATTCTGCGCATTTCAGTCGTAAGCACTTCGCAGCTCTTACACTTATAATCATACATTGGCATTGTTATGCGACTTCCATTGTTATATCCATAATCTTTGACTCTAAGTATTCCCGTTTTCTCTTAATCTTATACATCAACATCGTATTACCCTTTTTCTCTAAATGCTTTTCATAATGACTCAACTCGCGAGAGTCTTTTCTTAATCGTTCAAGATGGGTTGGCGACATGGGTGTCTCCTGTTATATTTGTTAAGGTGGAAAAAAGTGGTAGGAGCCTCCGTATCTGTTGTGGGTTATGTTCGTATTTATATGTTAGTGGTTATTAGCAAAGTCACCAACACACTCGATTAGATTGCGACAGCGTTTCTTAATAAGGTAGTTCATTGCCTTAGTAGGATGTGCCTTCTTCTTTGCACCATAGGCGTCCAGAATCTCTGTCTGAACACTCTTTGGCGTTTCCCTTAGATCTATCAAGACTGTGTTGCGTTTATAATTGCGAACCTGCTCTTCTGGCATAAGGGACATATCATCCCTCCATAGATCAATCTTCTTCTTCATCATTGAAGCTTGTCGAGTACCTGTAACAAAGGTATCGTCTGGAGATAGGATATTTGGTACACCATCAGATGAATCACCTCTACAGATATGTTCGTGTAAATCAAATTTATCTTTCTGTACAAGTAACTTCTTGACCATAGGACTATACTGTTGGATGTTAGGATTACCTGCTTGTAATTGGAGGAAATCCTTATCTGAGGATACAATCATTACATCTTCGTACTGACCAAACTCTTGAGTAGATAATGCGATATGTGCAATAGTATCATCTGCTTCACATGAGTTAACATTCACAACATACCACGGCATATTCTCAATGATCTCTTCTACGACTAGATTGATGATCCTAAAGGCTTCAGCCCAATCGACCTTTGATTCTTCACGGCCTGACTTACGTTTGAACTTATACTCAGGAAAGTAATCCTTGCGCCAGTTCCTACGACCTTCTGTACAGATAACCATTGCACCGTACTTATCACGATACTTCTTATTGTACATACGAATAGAGTTAAGGATAAAGTGACGGATCACATCTTCCTTAATCTCTAATTGTTGTACTGTAATCGCTGCAACACTGATACCACTATAATCTAATAAAATCACTTACTCAATCCTCTTCATCATCTAATTCGCTATCTTCATCTGCAATCAGCAAGGCTAACTCGACATGCATAGCATCCAAAATTTCATGTGTAAAATGCGGTATACCTTCAACACGGCTTACTGCACCACATAACATATTAATAGTAACCGTAAGGTCGTCGACCAACTTAGTATCCTCAGTACTATAACCATCCATAATCATCTGTTCGATAATCATATCAGTCATAAACTGTACATACTCTTCAATATCAATCATCTTAGCTTCTAATTCATTCTTCATGGTTAGATGCTTATTCTGTTTGACGACTGGAAACTTTACAATATTATCTTTACTCATAACTCTATTATACCATAGTTAAGCACGAATGTACACTTATATTTGCATTTTTTTCACATGATTTGCATGTATTTTACCACCAACAAATCGGTTATAGTACTCGTCAGGTTTGAGTAATACATCAAGTGTCATCTGCATATGCATCTCTACATAATTACATTCACCCTTTGACCTACACAGTATCAATATCTCTCTATCGAATAACGAACCATTAGCACGTTCTTCGTTGAGTAGTTCACAAGAACCATAATATGATTTCCAATCCGACTCACCTAGATACTTTTTCTTTTTACCCTTTACCTGTCTGGTCTTCTTAGCCCAGAATACCTTCTTACCGATGTATTTCTTACCAGTATCCTTATTGGTAACTACATATACAAATCCATACACTTCCTTGTGAGTGGATTCGCCGAGGTCAAAGGGTTCGCCTTTATACGTCCAGCTCATCTTCTATACTAGGTAGTTCGGAAGGAGGTAAATCGTCTACCGGTTTGCTACAGTACGGACAATAATTCGGTTCAATTTCTAGGTCATCATCATCTATAATTTCATATTCTGTATCGCACTCGGCACAAATTAGATTATATTTCATATGCTTAGACTCGATAGTGATGATTGGACAGCAACTGCTTGACGGAATTCATCGAACCCACCAATATACTTTTCGTCCATTTTGATTTGTGGAAAGGTTCTTGCAGTATAGAATTCCATAGTGAAATCCTCTATACTAAAATCCTTATCTAATACTAACTTTTTATATTCTAAACCCTTGGATTCACATAGGTTAACCGCGGCGATGCAATATCCGCATGGTGGGTTTTCCCGTGCATAAATTTCGATCATAGACTTAATCCTTTTAGTGTGTCATCTGTGACATCTTGTTTTACTCCTCCAATAATATAAGAGGAAATTTCCACTTCTTGTGGGGCTACTTGTACTTGAGATCCGGAGATCCATTTTTCTGTCCAAGGTAATGGGTTAGCCATCGTGACCTGGTATGGTGATACATATCCTAGTGTCTTCATTCGCTTAGCTGCAATCCATTCTACGTATGATTTTAGTATCACACCATTTAGACCAATCATTGATCCATCCTTGAACAGATAATCTACCCATTCTTTTTCTTGTTCAATAGCAGATATAAACATAGCGGTAACTTCATCTCGGCAATCCTCTTGGATTTTAATGAAGTCAGAATCTTCCTTCAATAGATTACGAATAATCTGTGTAGATGCTGATAGGTGTAAATTCTCGTCACGACAGATTAACTTAATAATCTTAGCGTTACCTTCCATTTTCTTTAATTCTGCAAATGCCCAAGAACAGGCAAAGGATACGTAGAACCGTATTCCTTCTAGTATGTATATAGAATGTAGGCAGAGCCATAAGGCTTTCTTCTGCTCGTACTTATCAACTGAACCTGGGTTCGCTTCTTCTGCACTGTTTAATGCAATTAATACGTCATAGTATTTTGATACATCATCAGCACAATCCAATATCTCTGAGATACTATTAATCTCGTCGAATACTATTGCTGGATTAGGGTATATATTACGAATGATATGTGTATATGAACGAGAGTGAATTGTCTCAAAGAATGCCCATGTCTCTACCATTACTTCTAGTTCAGGCAAAGAGCATATTGGTAATAGTGCAAGGTTAGGAGATCGTCCCTGCACGCTATCTAATAGAATTTGTCGCTTTAGGTTTGCTGTAAAGATGTGCTGTTCATGTTCGGTAAGGTCACGAAACTCTGCCTTGTCTTTAGTAACATCAATTTCGTTCGGGCGCCAAAAGAAACCTAACATCTTATCTGTTAACTTCTCGTATCCTGGGTATTTTACTTCGTCATAACGTGCAATGTCTACTGATTCATCAAAGAACATATTGCGTTCTAGGTGGGATACTTTTGCTGGCTTATATACATTCATTTCACTTCTCCATTATTAAATTTTGCAACTGTCACAAGCATCTTCATCTTCGAGTACATCTCCACTACCATCCATGGTGTTAAAATAGTATAGATGTTTGCCACCATACTTATAAAAGTTAATAAGGTCACGAATCATTTCAGACATAGGTACCTTACCGCTCTCGTACTGATCAGAGTTGTATGAGGTATTAGCTGAAATAGCTTGATCTATATGCTTCTGCAATACTGCGCAGATTTTAAGATAACCATCCGGACCTTTCTGATCCCATAATAGATCATATTTATTTTTTAAACGAGGATATCCTGGAACAACCTGAGCCATGATACCATCCTTTGATTGCTTATAGGATACTAACGATCGAGGTGGTTCAATGCCATTCGTTGAATTAGATACCTGAGCAGATGTTTCTGCCGGCATAAGAGCCATAACTGTAGAGTTACGAATGCCGTATTCATTTAAATCTGCGCGTAGATCATCCCAATCCATACGAGTAGTGTGAGGAACTAACTGGTCCACCTCTTTCTTGTATGTATCTATAGGGACAATGCCTGTATGGTATTTGGTCTCATTAGATGCCGGACATGCTCCCTTTTCTTTAGCAAGGGTATTAGATGCCTTGATAAGATAATAGGACCATGCTTCTGCGTATTCGTCTACAGTAGCCAATGCGTCATTGTCGTACTTAAGACCACGCTTTGCTAGAAAGTAAGCAAGGTTAATGATGCCGACACCCAATGGTCTGCGACGCTTAGTTCCAGCCATTGCTGCTGGGACAGGATAATTTTGGTAGTCAAGGAGCTCGTCAAGTGATCGTACTGCCAAGTCACAGTATTTTTCAAACTCACTAGGATCGGAGATAATTCCCCAATTGATGGCACTAAGTGTGCATAAGCTGATTTCGCCATTAGGATCGTCTGCGTGCTCTAAAGGTGTTGTAGGAAGTGCAATTTCTGCACAGAGATTACTCATTTTAATAGGTGCAACATCAGGTAGGAATGAACCATGATCGTTTGAATGATCAACGTTCTGTAGGTATATACGTCCGGTCTCTTTACGTTCGGTAAGGAACGATGAGAATACTTCTAAGGCTGGTAAGGTTTTCTTACGAACAGATCGAGACTTCTCATATTTCTCATAGAGAGCCTTAAATTTGTCTTGGTCATCATAGAATGCTTTATATAGATCTGGTACTTCATCAGGTGAGAAGAAAGTAATATTACCGCCAGTCAATAGGCGTTCATACATTAGCTTATTAAACTGCACACCATAATCTAGATTACGAATACGATTCTCTTCTGTACCTTTGTTATTCTTTAATACAATAAGGTCTTCGAATTCCCAATGCCATACAGGATAATAGACCGTAGCTGCTCCACCACGAACACCACCCTGAGAGCAAGACTTAACTGCTGCGGCAAAGTATTTAAGGAATGGAATTAAGCCTGTGTGTACAACAGAACCATCACCAATCCTAGCGCCAATGCCACGGATTCCGCCAACGTTGATACCGATACCAGCTTTCTTAGAGATGTATCGTACGACTGACGTAGCAGTAGCATTAATCGATCCAAGAGAGTCGCCTGACTCGATGAGGACACAGGAAGAGAACTGCCTAGTAGGAGTTCGAACCCCAGCCATAATTGGTGTAGGTAATGAGATGTAGAACTGCGAAACGGCATCATAGAAGTCTTTAACATATTTAATCCTTGTATCAATTGGGTAATTCTGGAACAGAGTCGCAGAAATCATCATATATAAAATTTGAGGGGTCTCAAATAAGGTCTTTGTTTTTCTATCTTGTACTAAGTACTTACTGCGGAATTGTTCCATACCAACATAGGTGAAAGTATTATCACGCTCGTGTTTGATGAAATCTTCCATCTTATCAAATTCTTCTTGAGTATATGCTTCTAAAATAGAGGCATCATATACCTTGCGGTTGACGTTATCAGTAACAATCTTATAAAGATGATCAGGAATAAAACCTGTATAGACCTCTTTACGGATCTTATAATTGATAAGACGTGCTGCAACGTATTGGTAATTTGGTGTAGCTTCTGATATAAGTTCTGCTGATGACTTAATCAACAACTCATGTATTTCCGAACTAGGTATAGAGTTATATAATTGTATATTAGCTCTAATCTCTATCTCAGAAATAGATACTCCTGAGATTTCTTCACATGCCCATTCTAAAATTCTATGTATTTTTTCTAACTCAAAACCTTCTTTCTTTCCGTTTCTCTTCGTGATTAGGATATCATTCATTTCTTTTCCTTAAAGTACGTCTTGTATGCTATAATAATATTCTTCTGGTCCTTTATATATCTCTTTAATTCTGCGAAGTTCATGGACATTGCTTCATAACCCTTATCGGTTACCGCAAAGTATACTCGCTCGTCTGTAGATAATTTATCAAATTCAGCATCTGTCGTATCGGGTGTAAGGATTATAATGTTCATATCGATCCATTCAACCGGTTCAGGGCTGACGAATTCAATGGTAGGATCATCATATTCTACTATAGGGCAATCAATTGCTATTACTGGAGGTGGCTTAGGAAATACGGAACATGCAGTGATACTTAATGTAGCCGCTACTAATATTAATTTTTTCATTCTGCGACTGCCTCTTCTGTAACAACGATGTC